CAAAGTTCTGCTGATACTCTACATGGTAGCCATGATCCTTACAGACTTGAACCAATGAATGATTAGAGCTGATACGAATACGACGAATCATATAACGAGCATAGGCGGGATGACAGCCGGGAGTTACGCCGGGCAACAGAGACAAAGTACCTGAAGGCTTCACTGTAGTCAGCTTAATTGACTTGTTAAAACCATGTTGAGCACTGTAGTCTACATCAAACTCACGCAAGACAGTGTAAGCATCCTTCAACCAGCTCTTTTGCTCTTCCGTAGCTTGGAGGACACCCGTAATACCGATACCCATACGCATATTCTCATGGACAATAGCCTCCGTAACCTTCTGATGGCACGACAGAGCCAATGAGTGCTTATTGATTCGATACAAGAGCGTAGCCACATCAATGAACTCTTCTTTAGAGCTGATGTTAGGCAAGAAGATCTCAGCTAAGCAACAAGTCTCGCCGTCTGCAAGGCTTTGTTCCGCGCATGGATTGTATCCTTGAACTTTCGGGTCAGGGTATTGTGTTTCTCCCAAGCGGCCAACTTTACGGGACAACTTGAGATTGATAAGTCCGTAAGGCTCTCCTTTACCTTTATAACCATCCCAGAAGAAATCATGTAAGTCTCCAATGTCGCTACAGACAACTGAGTTGTTGGACATGGCTCTCCAGCTAGGGATGTTTCCCAAGTCCCATCGCTTAGCAAGTAAATATTCCACATCATCTGAGTCTCCAATAGCAATCTGAGCACTACGGCGTACATTACCTGCAACGACCACAGCACCAATAATATTCATAATGTCCAAGCAGTCAATAGGACGTAACTGCTTACCAGCACGTTTCTCTAAGATTTTACTGATTTGCTCAATACCCCACACCAAGTCCTCTGGGCCTGAAGCAGTACCGCCAAAGCCTTTGATAGGAGCACCTTTGGAGCGAATTAGTTGCGTAGAGTAAGTGAAAGTCTGTTTACCTGAGCTATGAGCCAAGAAAGCAGCTTTGAGTGTCTTGCCCAATAGAGCAACCCACCCCTCACGACTATCAGGAACAACAAAGTCAGCCCCGCTATCGTTAACACGAACAGGACGCTGGAAATTCTCATTAACTGGAGGAAGCTTGTCAACGTTCTCTTTCTGAATGTTATAACCTACGCCTGAACCAAGCATAAGCATATCCATAGCCCAAGTAAAAGGCTCTACAGGCTTGTCCACTGTACGGAAAGCACAGTTCTGGAGGCTAGACAAACCAAGCTTATTCACTGTGTCTGTACCGAGAGTCCATAGGAAGCGACCAGCGACAGAACCCTTCAGCTCCATCAGATAGCCACGTAGACGCTCTGTTTCCTCCGGTGTGAAACCACACTTCAACTGTTCATCTGAAGCTGCGATAACACGGTTAATGATGTCTTCCCATTCCTCAGTCGGGCCATCAGGATTGTTGTCGTCCATTCGACGCGCATATGTACGTTTTGCAGTCAAATACCCCACTGATGACCAAGGGGTAATGTACTTCTTCTTTTCTACTGTCATTGTTTTCCTTCTTCTGTTGTTAATTCAATCAATTTCTCAAGATAGTGGATAGCTTTATGGAGATCAGCTACGCCACCTTTGTCTTTCCAACGGGACACGTATTTTACACAGTTTCCTTCAAAATAGCCAAGGTTATTTGAAGCAATGTAGTCCCAAGGTTGGATGGACTTACCTTTATAGTGAGTTCCACTTACTTGCTTCTCATTGGCTGACTTGATGTCTTCATGGGACATTCCATTAAGACCAAAGACAATCTTCTCTTCAATTTGCTTCTCTGTTACTGACATAGGTTTCCATTTAGAAAATCCTGTAGAGCAGGTACGGCAATATGTTCCGTTCTCAGTATCTCTGTAGGCGCAGTTACCGCAGGTTTTAGTTTCGATCATCTTTACCTCCATATTTACGATGTAGATACTCAATACTGAGCATCATCTCATCAAATGAACCATCTTGTACGTCATTCAGTACAACCAAACCACGCCAATGACGATTACTTAGCTGGTCCATATAGTCTTCATCGTGGAGATAATAAGAGCCAGCGACAATGGCGCATATAGGCTTTCCATCAGCCCGCTTACCGTATGCAATTTGCTTCCCTTGTTGATGTCCTGCAACACAAGACATGTGTAACTTACTAATAATAGCAGCTGGAGAAGCAGCAGGACGTCCCATCGCACCAACAGGCCAGTAGTGACTAAAGCCAATGCCTTCAATGAAAACAGGATGTAAGAACTCATGCACTTCCCAATCTTTCAAGTTAAGATGATCGTAGGACATTAAGCCCTCTAACATCGGATTATTATTTACAGCCCTTGTAAGCCTATGCTCATGATTCCCTCGTAAGAACACCATACGAGGCTTATAGACCTTGTGCTTAGTGTCTTTCTGAGTCTTCTGAAGCTCTTTCAAAGGAGCTAAGAGAATGTCCATACCTTTGTTACCAGCTTCGACGTCAGCGAGATAGCGCTTACCTTCAAAGTACTTGCTACCTGCTTTGTCATGGCTGCTAAGGCTAGGGAAGTCCCAATGGTCGCCTAAGTGAACAACTACATCAGGACGGTACTCACAGATAGCCTTACCTGCCCATTCAAGGTGTTCAGTAGGGGTATCAGGTTTTACTTGGGTGTCTGGAATTGCTAAAATTCTCATTTGTTCTCCATCAAGAACTTCATAGAAGGATGTACTTCATAAGCTTCAGGGTAAGACAGCAAGAGCTGCTGGAGTACTTCATCATTCAAGCAACGACCATAACCAGCTTCACCTTCGATGTTCAAGGGGAAAGTAACTGAGTAGTACACTTGTGACTTGATGTCGTAACCATAGTGTTCACCCATCATGTCTAGAATCTTATCTAGCTGTTCCATCCAAGTACCATTAGTTTCTTCATGGATGAATGTAGACTTCTCTGGGATTTCTACTTTGTCATCTGAATCATAGTAAGCCCCTGTGTGCATACCGAAAGTCCAGAAGCCCTCTTCAGTGGGCTCTACCGTAGGCTTATTGTCCACAAAAGCGAACTTATCTTGCCAATATTGTTTCAATTTAGTAAACATACTTGCTTCCTTTTCTACGTTATCTGCGATAACTGTGCTTGGTTGTTGGTTGATACGACTGAAATAATCCGTTAAAGCTTCATGTGACATCCATCACCTCAATCACTTCTTTCAACTGCTCTTTAGACAATGGATGTTCATGGAAGCTCTGGAAGTAAGGCTTATTGTCATACCTTGTTGTGATACGACCTAAGCACACATCATCATAGAGCACATAGGTGCTATGACCTACCTTGTCAAACGTTAGACTCATATAACTCTTTCAAAGTGGGGAATTGAGCATGGATAATATCACGACATTGGTTAGCTACATCACGATGTTCGTACTGTGTTGCTTTATCGCAACGAATATCAGTGTAATGTAACCAACTACGTAGTGTACCGTTCATATACATCCTAGACATCGTAAGACCTTCAGGGAGGAACACACGAGCACACTCTTTAGCGATACCCTTCTCCAAAGCACTCGAGTACAAGAACTTAGCTTCATTGACTAATCGTCGTTGAGCACCTTCAAACCAGTTCTGAACACTGATATCATCGGTGTAGAGACTGTTCTGTCTATTCTTAGTGTCTTGCATACGAGCTTGTGAGTTCTGAATGAAGTTTTCAGAGACTGCATAACGCTGACTCAGTTCCTGAAACGTAAAGCTTCGGTGACGAAGAATCTGTCGTGCAACGTCACGAGTTGTCTCGATCTCGACGCACACGTTTACCATTTCGAAAGGGCTGAAGTGTTTGTTTTCAAGCAAGTACTTCAACAGCTTCGGTGCTGTCTCATCATTGTGTTGATTCTTCGGGTTGGATACACGAGCCATGTAAGCAATCAGCTTTTCAGCGTCTGGTGTAGCCCACACGAGCTTAACTTGGGACATATTCTTTACCTTCCTCTACTGCACGTTTTAAAATCTCAATCAGACCTACTCGAACTAACTGCTCTACTTCCACAAAAGTTAGATTCATAGTAAAGTCTGCACTGCCGTCTTCATTCTCTTTAACTAGCTTTAGTTCCATCATCACCTCCTTTGACAATACGTTCTGCTGCCTTAGAGTTGAATCCCCAATGACCTCCACTCTTGATGAAGGATACCAAGTCACTCATTCGTTTGACCTTGAAAGTATCTTCACCTCGAAATAAAGCTTCAATCTGAGCATCCAAGACAACCAGCATATCAACTAGTGTCTCCTTGTCCTGAGCATCTAAGCCTAGTTCAAGGAGTTGTTTGTTCTTAAACTGAATCCACCCATTGTAGCTATCAGTTGTCATTGTTGATTCGCTCACCATTGGACACCTTCTTCCTACGTTCCTTTAACCAGCTATCTGGAATCTCTTTGTCTGAATACAAGAAGCCGTACTTCTCACACCATTGAGCATAGGTGGTACGACTAGCCTTACTTAGCTTTTGCTTTGAATTAGAAAATACAAAGCGTATATCCAAGTGAGGTTGTTGTCGTTTAATCAGTAAGTGTTTCTTACGATCAGCAACTAAGAAGCGTCCTTTACTCTCAATGATGATTCCATTATCAAGTTCAAAATCAGCAGTGTACTGATGCTCACTAGCTGGCTGAATGTACTTGATCTTAGTCTCTTCATAAGTGTACTTGACACCCTTAGCTTTCAAGCTATCAGCAATGTCTTCTTCAAGACCACTACGATAACCTGCCTTAAGAGCATGAGCTCTTCGCTCACTTGTTAGCTTACGAGGTCTTCCCATTACAGCTTACTCCTGTCATACTGGTGTAGTAATGCTCCAAATGCATCTACAAAGATTTCATCATGGTTAGTGTGCCCCATAGAGAACATAATTGCATGAACTAACTCATGGAAGAATGTCTGTTCTGTGATACCTTTGCCCATGCCACTACGTAGTCGAATTGTCTGTGTTGAATAGTCACAAGTGCCATACTCACTGAGGTCTCCTACGTACTTTACTGTCCAATCAAAGCCTACAAGCTTGAAAGATAAGGGCACATTTGGTTTGGTTCTCTTCGTAGCCATAGTAGATTCAAGTTCTCATCGACACGAAGTTGATTACCATCGTAAGCTTTGATGCAAGCTTCATAGTATTCCCTTTCAGTTTTGCAATCCTTCAAAAGCTTCTCAGCCTTCTTAGGCCCAATGCCTTTCAAGCCAATGATGTTGTCAATACGATCCCCTGTGAGCACCTGTGTGAATAAGTTACGAAGTCCTTGTTCTTCAGTAACGTAGTATTCTTCTCTCTTCACAAAGTTGTAATGCCAACCTGCAACTTGATCTAGGTCTTTGTCAATGGATACAATCCATCCACCTGTCTTAGTAGCCTCGATAGCCACTGCATCATCTGCTTCCTGTCCTTCAACTAACTCAGCACCTAAGCGCTGGAGATGTTTACGGATAGCATCGTAATGCACTGGCTTCTTAGCATCCTTACGATTACCTTTGTAAGGCTCAGTGACTGCTATGTCATTTCTATAGTTACCTTTGCCTGTGATGTACGCTTTGTAGTCATCACATTTAAGCTCATCGTAAACTATATCATTAACTAGCTTAGTCACCCTGCCTAAACAAATCTCCTCGGATACGTCCTCAGAAGCAAACCCGACGCGGTACACCAAAATGTCCGAATCTATGAGTGCCAACCGAGGACGAGGAGGTAGATTACTCATCGCTTGATACAACGTACCAACTACCTTCTAGATAATCGTTACGCCAATCAATGTAACATTCTTCAATTTCAGAATCTGTTGAATCATCTTCAAATTCAAAAGTCGCAGAATGAGTGGCTGTAGGGTAGCCAATACTGAGAGTAAACTTTACCTTCTTCATAGTGAACCATCGTCATCTACTGACGGAACGTAAGTCTTAATCTCAGTCACTGTAATAGCCTTCAGCGAAGGAGCATTACCATGCTTAGATGACATACGATGTGAGTAAGAGCCTACCACTGCAATGCACTTAGAGCCATTACCCAAGACATCCACTGGTACTTCTTTACCGTCTTCAGATTGAGGCTTGAACAAGTACTTGCTCTTAGCAACAATGAAGTTACCCATAGCATCTTTATGCTTCACCTTGATACCCAAGCCTGTGAGCTTTGCAGCATCATCATCACTGATGTTACCAATGGTACATTCGTATTTGTCGTTATCGTTGTTGAAGGCTTTGTTGAACTCAGCCATCCATTTAGACCAAAACAACTGACCAGCGATACGAACGGGTTTCAAATCTGACATCTTTTCTTTTCCTTAAAGGATTAGGCTTTCGCCTCGTTAATAAAACAGGAGTCTTTCCTCCCTGTCACTTACTGTAGGTAACTGCCTTCCTGAGCAGCTAACCCTTCAGCTTGATCTTCTATGTACTCCAATGCTGATTGAAGTACTAAGTAGACATCTAAGATATCTAAGTCATCACTATGATGGATCATAAATGATTCTTCAGAGACATTCAGAATAATCTGTGACTTAATTTCATCTTTGTTGTTTTTTAGAGACATTACATATCTTTCTTAGTGACAGTCATACCAATTCTTCCCTGATTTCCATTCAGCGCCTACAGGACACCGAAACTTCAGAATCTCCCCTGCTTCCTTAGCAGCATCTACCACGAGCAAACCAACTTGTTCAGCGTACTGCGGTGCAGTTTCGATTTGAATTTCGTCGTGTACCCATGCGATAAACTTGAATGGAATCTTTGACTCAGTGAGTTTTCGATTAGCACATACAATCCATTGTTTAGAGATAATAGCTCCAGCCGATTGAAGAAGAGTGTTGAGCGCACTGTGTTCAGATCGCACCCATAGCTTGCGTCCGTCAAGACCCGGTAGCCATCCTTTCGCAGCATACGCAGCAACCTTTCTTTTGAGTTTGGCATACGCAGGAACGCTTCGCTCAAAATTATCAATAATGGTTTGCCCTCTCTTAGCGTTACCGCCAATAATTGTCCCGATCTTGGAAGGCGATGCGCCATACAAGGTGGCATATAATACCGTCTTTGCATCATTTCGTGAATCGACACCAAAAGCATTTTGGTTCCTCGTATGGACATCACCATAAACTACTTCCTTTGTATAGTCATCATCGTTCAAATAGTGGGCAAAGCAGCGCAGCTCGATACCTGATAAGTCAACACCTACTTGAACCATTCCTTCTTCAACTGTCCAACACTGACGACACTCTTTACCGTAAGGACTCGAAGTGTTTGGAATCTGTCCCATATTAGGACTAGAGTGTGTTGCACGACCGGTAATCGCTCCATTGGTAATTACACGCCCATGTACTCGCCCATCAGAGCCTAAGAAAGAGAACCAAGATTCAATCTGAGCAATTCTCTTGTTTAACATCATGTATTCCATCACAGCTTGCGCTAGAGGGTACTTCAAACCAGCTAAGGTACTTTCATCAACGATGATTGAACCCTTCTCAGTCTTCTTGTCTGGTTTCCAACCGAGGCCAATAAGTTTCTCAGCTACTTGCTGCCTGCTTGAAGGATTGAAGGTAACGATTTCACTCTTTAACTTCTTCCCTGTCTTCTCAGAGTAGCGTTCTACTTCATACGGTGGATACATCAGCACCATTTGATCGTAGAGAATACTAGTCTTAGACTTCAACTCAGATAACAAACAAGTAGCGTGTACTACATCGAGCTTGAATCCTGAATCTTCTTGCTTCTTGATGATAGCTGCTACTTGGTGTTCTAAATGGACAGAATCCACAGAGAAGCCTTGTAAGCTAACATCACTGGAAAGACGAAGATAAAGTAAAGACAAAACATCAACGTCACGCTTACAATAATACTCAAGCAGAGCTTCAATAGGTACATCAAAACATTCACCATCATATTCTTCCCTTCTGTTCATCATCCACTGCCATGTAGCTTTGTAGTCCAGCTTCGCTACACCCAAAGTCTTTCCCCATGCGTCTAGGCTGTGACCTCCGTCCCTCGTTGGCTCCAGCAGCCTTGACACTATCAATGTATCGTACGCTTGCTTCAACCCAATCTTCGTATTCCATAACTTGTTCAGGATCGGAAAGTCGAAGCCTACCCCGTTGTGAGCTACGATCAACGTAGCGTCCTTTAAGTAATCCCAAAGTCCTGTCGGAGCTTTCCATACTCTTACCTCTCCTGTGTCAATGTCCTGAGTTACGCACAAATGGATCGTATCGTGAGCCATGTTCGTCTCGATGTCCAGTGCAATTCTTTTCATTCTTCTCTTTCAGTAGAGCTTCCATTGCTCGGATAGCTGCATAAATGTTTTCATGTGTGAAATCTTCGTTATCAAAGATCTCTTGATCTGTTAATCCTTGCCAAGTCATTTGAGGTTTAGGAACAAGCCTACCTGTGCAAATGAGTAACCAATCCACATGATACCAGCACCCATGTCACCTTTGAGCCACTGTAGCGTCCCTACAACAGCGTAACCGATGCCGATAGTACCTACAATAATCATTTCAATCATTACAGCTCCTCCATTGTTACTTCAACCAACGCTGCTGACGCAGCTTTACTACCTGTCTTCATTTTCAGAACAGCTTCAGCAAAACGTACTAGCTCGTCCTGTGTTGCATTGTTTTTCATAGTGTTCGCTTTCATCGAAATAACTTGCACGTTTCCTTTCACATACCCCTTCATAGGATCAATACGATCCAAAGAAGGAGCTGCTTCACCTCCAAGGTATTTAAGCTCAATACCTAAATAAGGACACAACTTCGGAATTACCACGTCTTCATGTGTTAAATCAAAAGCCCACCCTTTATCCTTTGCCCTTTTCTTAGCCGCTTGAACCATGTATTTTTCTGGGTTAGCTTTTCTAAAAATCTTATTTTCTACTTTCTTGTGCTCCAAAATCCTATTACGATGCTTTTTGTAATATTCCTTACTGTATTCTTTGTACTTGTTTACCATAGTTCCTCCAAAACTATAATGTAACACAAGTACTTTAAAGAAACAATCACAATTCTTCCAAGGAGTTTAGATCACACTCAGAAAGTAAACCAGTGTTGCGTTCATACCACAACCCAATCTTCTCAGCTGTGGCTCGACCAGTAAAACGATCCTTTAAGACTCGGAACGTAGTTGTCTGGCGTTTACGCTCATCTTCATCTTGCTTGTTGCGCTCAAGACCAAACATAAAGTGTGACCAGCGAGCAATAGCACGAGAACCTGTGAAGTGCTTCTCCATAACTCGGCCGCCCTCCTCGTGGGGTTTTCCATCCGGTGTCGTTAAGTGGCTAATGAAATGGATAATCAAGCCATCGGACTGAGCTAGTGAAGCCATGTCAGCCATGATTCCGTCCAATGCTCGACGTTCATCTTCCTCGTTAGCGATTAGCGCTGTCAAGTGATCGAGATAGATATGTTCGACATCGTAGACCTTAGCGAAGTACTTCATGATACTTTTGACTGTCTTCCAGTCCTTAGCGCCGAAGTGATCCATCATGTAAAGCTGTCTGCGAGCTGCCAACCGATCCAGACTAGAGACATACTCATCACGAGTCCACATACCATCAGGAATGTGATACAAACGGCTGTCCAGCTTACCTGCAACACGTTGCACAGTTTCAACCACAGGCTGTTCAAGATAGATAACCCCTACTTTCTTTTTCAATACGTCCAAGTCATAAGCGATCTGCTGCGTAAACACATCTGTCTTACCTACACCCACACCAGCGCCAAAGGCATACAGTTCACCCTTACGACGACCGTAGGTTAGCTTTGTGAGCGCAGGGAAAGCCCAATCTACACCTTGCTGAGGCGGTGCGAGGAGTTGCTCCATAATGTCGGCAACAGTGACGATGCCTTCTGGTTTAAAAGCTTCAGCTCGCCACCAAGCGTTGACGTACTCAGCAGATTTTCCGTTAATGAGGTAGTCACAGGCATCTTTACAATCCTTTAAATGTTTAACAATCTTGACCTTGTTACCGAACAACTCAGCAACTTCTTTAGCAGCTTTCTGTCCCGGCTCATCAGCATCAAAGCAGATTACGATAGTCTCGAAGCTATCTAGGTACTCATACTGAGCCTTGCAGTCTTTAACAGCCGCTGAAGCCCCATTACGGATGCTCACAGTAGGCCACTTGCTGCCTGTCATCTGATACGAAGCCAATGCGTCTAGCTCACCTTCAACGATGG